GCGGACGGGCTCATGGCCGCCGCAGACAAGAAGAAGCTCGACGGCATCCAGCCCGCCGCGAACAAGTACACGCTGCCAGTGGCATCCACCGCCACCCTCGGCGGCGTCAAACCCGATGGCAGGACCATCACCGTCGGACCGGACGGCACCATCACCGCACAATCCAGCGCGACAGCGGCATCCTTCCTCGCCGCGCACCCGATCGGCTCGCTCTACTGGTGCGTCGCCGGCAACCCCAACGACCATGGCGGCACATGGAAGGAAATCCACACCATCATCGGCGGACACGTCTGGCAAAGACTCGCCTGAAAGGAACAGCATGGCAAAAACCACGAACATCACCAAATACGCATGCGACCGCTGCCACGACAGCGCATACCTCACCGAAGGGGATCCGCGCACGTCGAGCGACTGGCACCAGATCAAACACACCACCGCGGACGGAGTGACGCAGGAGGCGCTGGCATGCACCTCATGCCAGCAGGAATTCAAGAAACTCGCCGCCACGCAGGACGCGGCCTACACGGCATGGCTTACCAAGGGAAAGGACTGACATGACCACCACGCTCATCACAGGCAAGGGCGGCACACCGCACATCACCAGCGGCGACATGGGCGCCATGCAGGCCGGGGTCATCGGCAACGGCAGCTACCTGCTGCAGGGCAGCGACGGCACTTTCCCCACGGTGACCATGCAGGATGCGAATCACGCGCTGATCCCCGTCCTCAACCTCGTGGTCGAAGGACGATACGCGCGCGTCACCGAGGCCGAGACCGCGACCATCGAAAGCGGCATGAGCGGCCAGAACCGCAACGACCTCGTCTGCCTCAAATACACACGGAACGATCAGAACATCGAGACCGCCGCCATCGCCGTGCTCAAAGGCACGCCAAACACCGGTACGGCCGCCGACCCGACCGTCCCGTCGGGCAGCATCCACTCGGCCTCCGGCACGGCGTGGATCCCGATCGCCCGCATCCCGATCAGCGGGATCACGCCCGGCACGCCGGTCATGCTCATCAAACAGCTGCCTCCCATGTCGAAACTGTGGGATTCCGTAACCCTCACGAAACCAAACGCTAACTGGGACGTGGATTATCGCACCGCGTTTGTCGGCGGGATGTTGATCGTCGCGTTTCATGCCATTCGAGTCAACACGGACTGGGCTGCCCCGAGGATATGGGATACGTCCAAGCTTTTCAGGCTTCCGACTGGATTGGAGGCCGCGTTCGAGGTGCATTGCGCCACGGTGTCCAATTCGAGCGTGGGGCTTCATGGCGTCGAGGTGCAGGCCGCTGGCAACGAGATCAGCCTTCGCTCGGCCGCGAAGATGACGCTCGGCAAAGGCGGTTGGGTCGAGGGTTGCATCACGGTGCCGCTTGATCGTTGATTAGACGACCGGATAGCAGAGCGAGCCTACACAACCCTGATTGCTGCCGGCGTGGATGACCGTGAAGCCCTTCGCATTGTACAGGGTTACGGAATGCTATCAGCAGGTCAGTATGAGTTTCTGCCATGTTTTCTGCATGTCCTTGAGGACGCTCAGATCGGGCTTGAGGTAATACCGTGCGGTGGTTTGGATGTCGGAGTGTCCGAGCTGTCGCGCGACCACGCTGATGTCGGTTCCGGCCTTGATAGCCAACGTGCCGAACGTGTGGCGTAGGTTGCGCGGAGCGTCTGCGGATACGCGGACGGCGAACTGCCGGGCATGCTCGACGAAATCGGCCTGCCTTTGGTGTTCGCCGCCACCGACCACCCGTATTAACCAAAACACAGCCGCCCTACGTGGCGGCTTTCCATTAAGGAGATGTAATGTGCTGCAGAATTTCCTAGCCGGTTTCGGCGGTGTGGGCGGCGCGTGCGCCCTCATCACCCTCGGCCTCAAGCTCTGGCCGGGCGCTTTGGACGCGCTGGCGACCGGCCTGTACGCGCACGTGCGACCCGAACGCCTGCCATACGATTCGCCGCTCTCGCAGCATTTCGCCAAAACACGGCAACTCGGCGAACGCACCGCGAAATTCGACGGACGCATGGACGAGTTGTGTCGCGACACGATCAAGAACACGATCATCAGCCTGATCTACGGCGACCAGTCGCACGACCATTCGGAGGCCGTCCGGTACGAGCTCGCCAAGCTCGAAAAATTGGGCGCGCAATGCTGGATCGTCAACGCCGCCGAAAAATACTTGGAGGACCGGCAGTGAGCGGTCCCGTCGCGTTGGTCGCGTATCTCATCCTCCTCGCGCTCATCATCGTGTTCCATCATGGTGCGTGCAGGCATTGATTTTCACACTGGTTTTCAAAGTCATCCCATTCCGGGATGGCTTTTCTATTTGCCACCGACTTGGTGGCGGGAAGGAGATGTCATGGACGATATCGTCATGACACCAGAGATGACACCGCAGGGCGACAGTCTGCCGCCCGAGAGCATTCCGGTCGTGTCCGAGGAGGACGCGGCCAAGGCCGTGGAAGGATTGGAGGACTAGACATGGCAAGCGTCAGCGCTTTGATCAACCGCATGCGCTACTGGTGCGCCGTGGCCAATTTGGGCTATTCGCAGGCGGACCGTTGGAATTTCAACGCTTCGGGTGGCAATTGCGATTGCTCCAGCCTGGTCATCCACGCCTTGCGTGAGGCGGGCTTCGACACCGGCACGGCCACCTACACCGGCAATCTGAGCGGCAATCTGACCCGTCGCGGCTGGACTCGCCTGCCCGCGAACGGCAATCCGCAGCCGGGCGACATCCTGCTTAACGACGTGCACCACGTGGCCGTGTATCTGGGCGGCGGCAGGCTCGCGCAGGCAAGCATCTCGGAGCGTGGCACCGCTTACGGGAAGGCGGGCGACCAGACGGGCCGCGAAACCAATATCCGCGCCTACTACAACTACCCGTGGAACTGCTACCTCCGCTACGGCGGCGGCAACACCGGCACCGCATCCACCGGCGCTCTCGCCGTTGACGGCAATGTCGGCCCCGCGACCGTGCGCCGTTGGCAGCAGGTGATGGGCACTGCGGTGGATGGCATCATCAGCGGGCAGGTCGTACCGGACGGACGCACCTACTGGCGTCCGGCCATCGATTCGAGCGTGGTCCGCTACGGCGCGGGCGGCAGTGATCTGATCCGCGCCGTGCAGCGTCGCCTGGGCTGTGGTGTTGACGGACTGCTCGGACCGGCCACCATTCGCGCCATCCAGGCGCATTACGGTCTGGCGCGGGACGCGAGCTTCGGCCCGGCGACCGCACGCGCCTTGCAGTCGGCGCTCAACCAAGGACGATTCTAAGGAGGAAACAATGGCAGAACATGCAGCAGAGGATTCCACCCTCGAAACCGTCGTGAACAACCTGACCGACGAGCGTGAGGACGGTCAGGACAATACCCAGCCCGACACCGCGTACACTCCGGTCTTCTCTAAGCAGGTGCGTACCGTGGTCTACGTGCTCGGTCTGGTCGCCTCGTGCGTCGGCCTTGGCTTCATGACCTTTGGTGACGCCGCGATCGGCGGCTACATTTCGACCGTCGCCGGCTTCCTCGCATCCGGTCTGGGCGTCGCCTACAACCCGCTCCGCAAAAACTAAGCGTTGCGGTAAAGACAAGTGCAACGCTTAGAGTCCTAACATGTGAAAGGATTTATTCTTACACCTATCCTTTCACATGTTAGGAAAATGAAAGAATTCCGCCCCTCTCCCGGCATTGCTGGGGGAGGGGCGGCTTTCTCGTTTTGCAGTGGCTTCTACCGTTCTTCCTTGCGTGGACGTCCACCACCTACGCCGCGCCCCGGACGCGCGGCGTTCCATCGGTCGATGGTCTCGGGCAGCCATCCGCGCGTCGTCCCGATCATTGCGTCCGGTTCCGGCAGCCTGTAGGCGGCGGCGTTCTTCACGCCGAGGCGTTCGCCGACCTGCTTGAGGCTCAGGTAGACGGCGGTCATTCCGCCCACCACCCGCATGCGATGGCCATGATGCCTGCGGCGAGTCCGAACAGTCCCGCAGGCAGTGGTTTGCCGCAGATACCGAAGGTGATGGACGCGATGCCGAACGCGGCTGCGGAGGCGGCTATGGTTTTTCTGGTGTTCATGGCGTCCGATGATATTCTGGGGTTGAGGGGTTGCGGATACTAGGATTATTCGCAACCCCTCGGCCTACCTTCGATTCCCGTGTCTCGGGCCGTGCGTCCTGCGCCACACCGCTATGGCGGTGATGGTGGCGATGGCGTTGGCCACGATTCCGAGAATCGTGTCGACCGCTTCCAGAATCCTCAT